GCATCTTCCCAAACTACTTTAACTATTGGAAGATTGTGCTTCATTCTTCTTATCTTTTATGGCATGGAACCATTTCCAGACAAGCCAGCCGGACTGTAACACAATGTAGAGCAGGGTAGCAACTGCCACCCATTCGTTAAGAGTCAGGCCGCCAACGGTCACAGCCGTTGTAATCACTACAGGAGGAGCAGCCTTTGCAGCTTCTACGAGTACGTCTGACTTCTGTTCGGGTGTCATCTCTCAATCCAACTTGTGGTGTCCTCATCCCATGAGTACATTTTACCGTCAGTTGGCATAGAAACGGGAGGTTCCCATTGTGCGTCTGCGTTGAGAAGCCAGCTTGCAAAGGGCTTAGGTGGTACAAAGGCATCAATGTCTTGCCTGTATGTGTAGCCAATACCTGCGTAGTTCTTACGCATGTTGCCGTTGTAACTTGTCTGCTTCCACGTTCCACCGAGGATTTTCTCTAGGTGAGCGGCGCCAATGTGTTCCTTCTCAACACCGCTAGCGTCTGAAGTATCTTTGTTGTCCACTACGACAACCTGCTGTACGACTCCGTTTTCATCTATGCGGGCAAAGTGCGCCATCATGCCTCCAATTTCAATCCGGTTAAATCCATCTCTTCCCCAACGACACCGACAGGGAAGGTATTAAACGATAGTGAGATTCTTGTGTCCTCGCCCTTTACTTCAGGAACCATGTGCGTCAGCGACGAAGGAAAGAGAATCAAGCGACCTGCGTAAGCCTCAAACCACCAACTCTCACTGTTATACGGATTCCACTGGTCAGGAGGGAACTTGATCTGCTGCCAGCCATCTTTGTAAAAGTAAATCCGATCATCAGGGTTGGTCTGCACATAGAACACGCCTGAGATATAACTATTTGGATGAGCGTGTTTGTGGTGGTACTGACCTTGTTCGCTGTAGTTGCACCAGCTTTGCGTGACTCTCAGACTTACGTTGTGCTTAGGATTGACTGTGGACTTGAAGTATTCGCCGACAGCGTCCTCTATGAACGATCTTAGGTTCGTCAGCACAGGGCTGCGAAGTACGAAGTTATCAGTGCTAGTTGTGTTCCCCTGATTAGGTCTTGTATGCAACTCACGGATGAAGAACAACTCGTCATCGGACAAGGGTCTACCTAGCTCGGCAAATCCTATAGGAGTCGGAAAAAGATTATGCAACTGCACGTTCAAATTCCTCTTTGGCTATGCCCATCTCTTTGAGCTGCTCGTCGGTGTAGATCGTAGGGATACTGTCCTCAAACTCTCTGATCTTGTCGATAACCCAGTAGACCTCTTCAATACTCGGACAAGGTCTAGGATCATCCCAGCGTGTGAATACGTTGTTAGAGATTTCCCACTTCGCCCCAGGACGTAGTAGGTGCATAGCTGTGTCGATGCCTAAGAAGCGATATGTTTTTGTAGTCATGTTATTGATTGATTTTGATGATTACGATACCGGAGCCGCCGTTGCCGCCGAGTGTTGCCGTTGTTGCGCTCCCGTCTGTATGAGCGCCGCCACCGCCACCTCCAGTGTTCGCTGTTCCTGCAACCCCAGCCGTGTTACCAGGGGCTGGGCCACCCGCTCCACCACCGCCGGAGCCACCTGACCCTGGGGTTCCGTTAAGCGGATGACCAGCACCGCCGCCACCCGAATAGGTTACAGAGCTTCCACTTATTGAAGATGACGACCCGTTTCCTCCTGCTCCAGGTGTGTTTGACGAAGCGTTGCCACCTGAAGCTGACGCTCCACCACCACCGCCTGAACCAAAAAACCCACCGGCAGCGTTTCCACCTGAATTTCCCTGGGATGGCGATGTCGAAGGCGTATTTCCTGCCGCACCTGTTTGACCTGCTGTTGCGCCACCTCCTGAGCCACCTGTTTTTGCCGCACTACCGCTAGTCCCAGGGCCGCCTGCACCACCACCCCCGCCATTAGAGGTTATGGTTGAAAACGTCGAATCCCCTCCGCTAATGCCAACATAAGGACTTGACCCAGGGCCTCCTGTTCCACCACTACCAACTGTTACGGTGTAAACGCCATCAGAGTTTGGACCGCCTGCAGAAGAAACACTTAACCCCGTTCCAGTTCTATAACCACCTGCGCCACCACCCGCGCCACCGTAATTGGATGTGCCTAATCCACCGCCACCTCCACCACCACCAACCACAAGATAGTCAACGCTGGTAACACCTGTCGGGCATTTCCAAGTGGTAGTGCCTTTGAACGTAAATACAGTTTGGCTTGGTACGGTGTACTTCAGGATAACAATGCCGGAGCCGCCTGCGCCGCCTGTTGATGTCCCAGGAAAAGCAGCCCCACCCCCACCCCCACCTGTGTTTGCCGTTCCTGCTACCCCAATTCCAGTACCGGCTGGAGTCGCAGTTCCACCTGCCCCGCCACCACCAGCACCCTCTGCACCGCCTGATGTAGCATATCCACCCCCACCACCGCCACCAGCATAGGTAACTGAAGTTCCAGTAATTGTTGACGCTGTTCCATTTCCTCCGGCACCAGCATTTGGGGATGATCCATTACCACCAGGTGCGTTAGCACCGCCACCGCCGCCTGAATATAAATTACCTGTTCCAGACCCGCCGTTATTACCTTGACTCGGCGATGTGGATGGGGTATTACCCGACCCTCCGGTCGTGTTTCTTGAACCGCCACCAGAACCGCCGTTTCCGCCAACCACTAACGCACCAGTACCATTATCAGACGATCCATATCCGCCACCGGCTGATGTTATAGACGAAAAAATTGACGAGCCGCCCTGACTTCCTGTACCTCCACTAGTGCCGCCATTACCTCCAGCGCCAACAGTTATCGTGTAGTCAGTTCCAGCGGATACTGAAAAGCCTGTACCAGTACGAAAACCACCTGCACCGCCACCGCCACCAATTGCACCTCCACCACCCCCGCCTCCAGCCACCACCAAATAATCAACACTCGTCACCCCCGTAGGGCAAGTCCACGTTGAGGTAGCTGTGAAGGTTTGGATGATGGTGTAGCCTGCGCCTCCGCTTCCAGAGAAAGCAGCGGCAATCATTGCACTTAATGCACCAGCCATATCAGGTCACTCCCGCGCCAGAAACATACCATGTATCTGTTGCTGTTTTTAGGCAAGTAGCCAATCCCTTAGTCGCTACCGTCCTGTTCCCTGTTGTCCCGTTAGCTAACTGAAATGTAACGCCAGCACCGGAGATCGTAAGGTTGCCTGAGTTGTCATTAACAACAAGAATGGCCGTACCTACAGGAAACGCCACAGACGAGTTTGTAGGCACTGTTAGGGTCGCTGTAGAACCGCCCGTAAACAACACGCTCTTGCCTGAGTCTGTTAAGACTAACGTGTAAGACGAAGAGCCTCCAGAGGTCTGTGGAGCAGTCCTAAAGCCTACGTTGTTTGTTCCGTCTACCGTACAGTTAGACAAGGTTCCTGATGTAGGCGTTCCTAGTACAGGAGTCGTTAACGAAGGTGATGTCGATAGAACAACCGATCCAGTGCCTGTCGAAGTCGTAACACCTGTACCACCGTTAGCAACAGGAAGCGTACCCGTTACTTGAGAGGCTAAGTTAACTGTACCTGCTACGGTCTTTAGGTTGCCGTTGGAGTCATAAGTTCCGTCTGTTGTCCAAGTGTCGTTAGCTGCAAGCGTGACCTTGGCGATCTGCCTTGACGTAGACCCGCTGGAGTTGGCGTAAGCAAGCGTGACCGTAACCGCAGCCGTGTCTTTGTTTTGGATGGTTATCCACTTGACCACACGCCTTGTAGAAGATCCTGGGGCAGACACCAGCGTAACCAATGTGGTTCCGTTAAGGGCTCCATCACTAGCACCTTCTGTCAGCGTTGACGAGGTGCTGTCAGCATAAGCAACCGTAAACTCTGGGTTTGACGTTGCCGCAGCACCCGACATCACCGCCGTGATGGTCTTTGTTGTTGCGTCAAGAATAAGAGTTGACATTTTTAATCCCTATGACAAAAACCAAGCATAATTTTGCGCTGTTCCACTACCACCTGACATGGCAGTCCAAGAGAGGTTACCAGACCCGTCTGTCGATAAAACCTGACCGCTAGAACCAGAAGTAGACGGGAACGTGATCGTTGTGGTTCCGCTCGATGCAGCCTTCAGTAAGACAGAGGCAGTTCCCGACCCGCCGTAAGTTAACTTAACGCCCTTGCCAGAACCTCCGGTGTTTTTCAGGTCGATAGTCCCATCTGCGTAGACAGAACCATCTGCTGCTAGATAGCCTTGACCGACTAAAACACTGGTCCAGTAGAGTGCGGAACTTTGCTTGATAGCCTTTCCACTTGTCCCGTTAAAGACAGCAATAAAGTTATCGGTCGAAGAACTCGGACCTACAACATCACCGCTACCAGAAGGTGTTGACCAAGATAAAGCACCAGACCCATCAGTCTTAAGAAACTGTCCGTTAAGACCGTCTGCATCAGGAAGGGTAAACGTGACGTTAGCCGCAACAGTTCCTGGTGCTTTCAACCCGATGTAGTTAGACGAATCTGTGTCCGCGAAACGTAAAGCACCTGTCGCCCCAAGCTGGACGTTTACACCGTCCCAGGTTAGGTTCGATGAGCCACCAAAAGACCCTGAACTATTGAACTGGATCTGAGTGCTAGATCCACCAGGAGTCGCAGACAACGAAGTCCAAGACAACGTGCCAGACCCGTTTGTTGTGAGTGCCTGACCGTTAGAACCATCAGCACTCGGAAGCGTATACGTAACGTTAGACGCTACAGTGTTAGGAGCCTTGATTCCGATGTAGTTACTTGAGTCAAGGTCTGCTAAACGAAGTGCGCCTGTAGCCCCTAGTTGGACGTTAGAGCCATCCCAAGTAAGGTTTGCAGATGCGCCAAACGCACCAGAAGAATTAAATTGAATCTGAGTGTTTGATCCCGCAGGATTACCGCCAGCAGCACCCCAAGATAGCCCACCTGAACCGTCAGATGTCAGGACATTGCCGTTAGTCCCGTAAGACGTTGGGAACGTGTAGGTTTG